GGTATTTTCTAAGCTACCCTCAAGTCTCTGATTGAGATCCTTGAGATCCTGACTAAAGACTTCCACATATAGGACGTCATACTCAGGTCCAGCAAAGACATTGGTCTTTCCCAGAGTAATCCGAATCGGTCCCACATACGTGGCCAAAACCTTGCGCACGTCTGCAGCGTCGTTAGTATGCAGCCCATACTTCGCAGTGATGTGCGCGTCTTCCTCGAGTCCACCTTCCTCAACGCAAAGATCAAAGGCTGGGATGCTCTTACCCAAATCTAAGAGTTCTTGAGCTAAGACCGGTGGCAATTGAATCTGAGTAGAGCTGAACTTTCTACTTTCAGCAGCTTTGAATTCAGCTTCAGGCGGAGCCGTCATCTCCATGATCTTCTGATCTTGCTTCGCCTTCTCCATCTTTCGATCCGCAATCTCTTGGCGTTGCTCGTCGGTCAACGGGGGAAGATCAGACCAATGGCCCCGAATCTCAGCATCCGTATAGACAGTCTCTCCATTTTGAGAATTCACAGTAGCCCAACCTTGAGCCCCGGTAACCTTCTCCTGCTCGGTCATGACCTGGATATGCGGCCACTTAATCGTATAACCAGTCTCTTTCTTTGGAGTCGGGAGATACCCATACTGAATCAACCGGTCAACCAGAGGCTTGATAATATAGGGTGCCGCGTGTTGAGTCTGTCTTCCTATAATTTGATCTCTAAAGTTCTCCCTGTCTTGACTCGAAGCTAGTTCTCCCATCTCCGACCCAGTCAAGATTCTCTTCGGGATTCTCTTCGCTCCAGCAATCTGCGTGATAATTGCTTCGGCTGGAGGAGCAAAGTTCGCGACATCAGATCCCAGAGTTTCGACCTTGACGCCTCGAGTCCTCAACCATCTCGTAAGTTGGTGTTTATAGGCATCCGCTTGCTCCTTGAGAGCTTCTACAGTTGCCTTGGTAGACTCGAGGGTCATATCTTTGTCGATATCAAGATGAAGACCCTGATTCGCCCGCAGATAAAAAGCTTCAGCCCCACCACCCGTGACCTTATTCAAGTCCATCAACAGATTCCACACACGCTCGAGAGCTGGCTGTCCAAACACCTCGTTATCAAGCAAATTCTCAGCGATGTGGATGATCCGAGTCCAGTGAACTGGCCTACCCCAATCCGAGGACGCTACATCTGTACGCTTGATAGTATAGTTGAGGGGAAGCCCAAATCGAGGATCTTTCGAATTAGTTACATACTCATAAACCGTCGCATCCGCCCCTGCTGCCACGGTCTGCGCGTTGTTGCCTCCGGGTCCACCGCCACCCAGAAAAGGCATCAAATAGAGCAAGCCTCTCTTCGAAGCTCGAGGTAGTTCTGTATTCCAATCTCCCTCAGCTCCAATCAGAAGTACCGCATACGTAGACAATCGGGAGAGCTTATCAACTCGCAGGAACTTCGCAAAGATCTGATGCTTCTTCTCGAGGGCCTTCCATGCTAGCTCGAATTCGGTGTCGTTCTCCGGATCCTCATCCTCAATCAGCTCGAACGGCGTCTCTCCTCGCCACGTCGCCTCTGGCATGACGTCAACGATGCTACCAGCAATACCACCGCGCTCATACGCTACGCGATACTGGTAAGTCGAGATAACATCGTCATACCCAAAGACGGAGTAGGTATCTCGAGCTCCTGCGTGAGACAATCCATGCTGACGTGCCCACGTCGTCCGAGCAAGCGTGACGTTACCCTCGAGATTGCGAATCTCGGCGATCGTCGCCTGCAGCTCGGCAAGCGTGGCGACGGGAACGTCAGTGCCGGGGATGAGAGGTTCTTCAGCCATTATTCAAACGCTTGTGGACCTGTTGGAGCATCAGGACTTGATGTTGCTCGCAAATGCTTCGCCACTTGCCTTTCCACTTGCTTAGCATTCAACCAGAGAGTCTCACCACTAGTGCGAGAATCGTCCATCTTCTCTACTGTCTCAACTTTCACATTACAAAAGTCGGGACTAGACGTGATCTCTCGAACCACTCCACGAACAATCACTTCATCACCAACTTGAAGCACTTGACCAAATTTATCGTGCGGCATATGAATTCCTCTAAGCACTCACCCACGCCAGCCATCCAGCCGGATACAGAACTCGAAATTCTCGCTTCCGACTCTTGAGCAACAGATTCACGAAAGAACCATCATACGCGTAGACGATTCCATACAGGAATCCGTCGTATCGCCGAACAAACCTGACCTTGTCTTTCAAGTTGAGCATCTGACCATGCTCGTCACGGGGTTCGTCATACTCGCTCATTTCACGACTCCCATCAGCACTGGCGCGGTCGGTCGGGGCAAGCTATCGACCGCGCTTAATGTTAAAGGGTTTGAGAGCGACGACTCCTGCGCGATGCCTGTATTCGAGTTGTTCCAAACCGTCACGTGAAGAATGTATGTTCCACGCGCAAACCGCATCTCCTTCGGCCCGATGTAGAGCGCCCGACCTGCGGCGTTTGGAGCGCCGCTCTGAGTCAGCGGACGAAGATCCGATGCTACGCCGTTCGTATACACCGTAAAGGCTTCCGGCATGTCGGCGACCAAGGCACAAAACTGTACCTCGTAGGTCGTGCCGGTCACGACGATCGCACTGCTCGGTGGCAGAACGTCACATGGGTGCTGAGTTTGTCCTACGCTCAGTAGCAAGAAAAGCATACTACTATACATTAGGTCTCCTCAACTGTGGATCTGTCTTACGTCGTCCACCTAGAATGCTATGATTCATGTAATGAGTTACAAGAACCGTCATCCGATGTCGTCGGACAAACCCGAAAGACGCATCAACCAAGATCACGAACAACGCCAACAAAGGGTGACCAGTCAAAATACACACAGCACAAATAAGAAGACACCCTTGATGCCGCAAATTATCCCACGTCATAAAACGGACTGGCCCATTCAACCGCTCGCGACGCACATACAACACGTCGGTCAAAGCTAACAAAACCAACAGCCCCTTAAGGACAATGGCGACAACAGCAACAAGCGCTCCGAGGTCCGTGAGCAGAGGATTCAACATGATGGAGGAGTAGACGGCGGCAGTAATGTCTTACGCGGCTTCGTCTCGCCATACGCCTCCATCTCGAGGACATGTGCGCGTCCTGCCACCAAGTGAAGACGATGAGCCACAGTATCAACGCAATCCTCAGTGCACTGCAGGTCTTCGATCATCTCACGCCACCAGCGCAAGATACGATACGCAACGCGCCGAGGAAACGGAGTCTTCATCGCTCCTCTTTCAATCTCCGACGTATCTCCTCTCCAGCCAAAGCTTGGCGTTCCGCTAATTCTGTTGCGCGTTCCGCCAATGTCGAGAGTTGTATACATCGTTCCTTAAGCTCCAGGTATGCCCAACGAGGTACAATCCACCCCTTGAGAAAGGCAAGGATGATGAGTAGTGCAAGGGCAATCGTTCCACCTTTGTCTACAATCGCCCATATATTTACATTCGACAAGTCGACATTCAACGCGCCCCCTTGCCGACATGAAACCTAGTAGATGTCTCCCGTCACCATCTAGGCGCAATGTCGTTAGCCTCCAACTTTGTCGTCTTTGCCAGGGTTTGGCGTCCCCTCAAGAAATGGAATGTGATTTGCCTTCACGCTTGCCGGTGGTGCGGCACCAGCAGCAATAACTTCGTGAGCCTCCGTTCGCGTTGCCCCTCCAGGCATCGCGAGAGCGGTATTCACAAGACGCTCGTCGCGATAGCGCTTCCACACTGCCCACAGCAAGGTCAGTACACCGGTCACCGCAGCAGTCACATAGACGGCGCTTTCTTCCTGCGTCCAGATGCCCTTCGAAACAAGGTAGCCCGCGCCAAAGGTCAGCACCCAGCGGATGATGGCTCCGAGGGCTGACTGAAGGAGGGGGTTCATGAAGTCGTTCATAGCTTCTCGTCCTTCGAGTCGCTTTTCGTTGCGAATCCAATTACTCGAACGAGAGCTTTACCGTCAGGCAAGTATAAAACAGGCTTCCGGTCTGAATCAATCGTTATGCTAGTAGGCGGTGGAACGCCCGACCAGCCAAGTTCATTACGAATAGGCTTATGGTTCATCATTTCACCACGTCGCAGCACTCGTCATCCCAGCCTCCTGAAACTCAAAGATATCCGCCCGCAACCGCTCCACCGCATATCGCAGCGAGTCGATCACGTGGTTCTTCTTATCCTCGAGAACTGGAGGTGTGATGAGTTCTTCAGTTTTTGGATCTACCTTATATCCGTAGCTACTCAACTCGTCGATCGTATGCTTACAGCGAGGATGAACCACAATATCAAAATTCTGTAGGAAAATGACGCCTTCCTTCACACTGTCTTTCCCTTTGACCGCTGGTTCCAATTTAGGAAAGCCATGCCGCTGCAGATAACTAATAGTTTCAGGACGTGCACTATCTGCGGTAATCCGCGAATGACGAGACCCAGGAACCTTATCAAAGAGCTGAGGAAGATGATCAATTTCCACACCAATCTTGTAGGCTTCCTGATCAATGAACAACGTGCGTCCCTGAACGTAGCACCGAACCAAGACCGACGGATCAACGCTATAACCCCAGTCTGCGCCATACAGAAATAGAACTCCCGAAGGCGTCTCAAATTCTTGCTCTTTCCAGTTCTTGAAGACTCGAGCCTCACTCCGCTCCTCGTAGCCTCCCAACCAAACGTGCTTGTACTTGTCGATATCACGCTTCCGATCCCACTCCATCTCCTTCTTAAGGACGTCTGGAAAGTAGGGATTGTCGTGATAGTTTGCCCGAACGACAATTGAATCAGGTGGGGGAGGAGTCGAGCGGAGGAGTTCGTCTACAGGGTCTGTCTTGCTCGAGGGATTCCACGAGAACCAGATCTCAGAGCCCTCTTCACGAATGGTAGGACGTAACAGTTTTAGAGAACGTGCGGAGAGGTTCTGTGCCTCTTCTACCCACGCTCGATCATAACCTTCAAGAGACTTGATACTCTCGGAGTTATGAGCCTGCATGCCCTGGAAAATTATGATTCCATCTCCAGGAGTTTGAATACAGGTATCATAGATCTTGAATTTGTCCGCTACCTTATGCTCTTTGATCTTGTCTTCTAGCAGTCGCTTGACAGACTGCTCGAGGCTGACCTGAAACTCTCGAATGCAAACGCTCCGGAGTCCAGGGA